TGCAGACCATGTAGTTCACCTAAGTTTAAGCGAAGGCTTAGACAATAATTTTCCATTTGGTAACAGTTTATTAGAAAACATTTTTAAAACCTACAAACAAAAAGAACTACTTGAAGATGCTATCTTAATCTATCGTATACAACGTGCTCCAGAGCGTAGAGTATTCCACATTGACGTGGGCAACATGCCAAGTCACATGGCTATGGCCTTTGTAGAACGTGTAAAAAATGAAATTCATCAACGCCGTATTCCAAGCCAAACTGGTGGCGGACAAAATGTTATTGATAGTGCTTATAATCCTTTATCAATTAACGAAGACTACTTTTTCCCACAGACAGCAGAAGGTCGTGGAAGTAAAGTAGACACACTGCCAGGCGGTACAAATCTTGGCGAAATTGATGATTTAAAGTATTTTACTAACAAGTTATTTCGCGGTTTAAGAATTCCAAGTAGCTATCTGCCAACGGGCGCAGACGATAGCCAAGCATCATATAATGACGGTCGTGTTGGCACAGCATATATTCAAGAACTACGTTTTAACAAGTATTGTGAAAGGCTACAAAGCCTTTTAACCAGTGTTTTTGACGAAGAATTTAAACTGTTCATGCACAGTAAAGGCGTGAATATTGATGCTAATTTATTTGAATTAAAGTTCAATCCTCCATTAAACTTTGCAAGTAGTCGTCAAGCAGCTATGGATACAGAGCGTATTAATTCGTTTAATACCATTCAAGCAATGCCATTTATTAGTAAACGATTTGCCTTAAAACGATTCTTAGGTTTAACAGAAGACGAAATGGCAGATAATGAACGTATGTGGGGCGAAGAGCAAGGTAAAGGACAACCTACAATGACTGATGCTGCCGGCGAATTGCGTAGTGCAGGTCTAAGTGCTGCTGGTATTGAAGGCGATTTAGGTGCCGCAGCTGACTTATCAGGACCTGAAGACATGGAAGGTGATCTTGGAACTCCACCGCTTGCTGGAGCACCAATGCCTGTTGCTGGAGCACCTGCAGCTGCTCCAACGGTATAAATATTAACATGATATTACGCGAACTTTTCTATATTGATCCCGATACACGACGTCAAGCAAACGATCTTCGTTATGATGCTGACCGTGATATTGCTACCTTACATAGAGATGATACTCGCAAAACACGATTAACCTTGCGACAAATTAATGAATTACGCAAATCAAGTGAAGCACATATATTAGAGCAGGAGCGGGAATTAGACTTTATACATAGCATGTATATGATACCAGCACAGCCTGCTGCATAAATATCCTATTGAAACTGTCAAAACTGACTGTTTTTAGGGTATTTCCATACCGTTTTTAATTTAATATGTAAATATAATACAGCCTTGTCATCAACCCACAGGAGAACAAAACATGACTGACCGCAATCAATTTGAAGCCATGCTTGAGGCATTGATCAATGAAGATCAAGAAACAGCAAAAGAAATTTTCCACAATATCGTAGTAGCAAAATCACGTGAAATTTACGAAGAATTGCTATCAGAAGACTTTGATTTAGAAGAAGCTTCTAAAGACGAAGACGAAGACGAAGATAAAAAAGCTAAGAAAGATGAAGACGATCTAGACGAAGCTTTTGGTGAAGAAGAAGGTGAAGAAGAAGAAAGTGAAGAAGAACCTTCAGACGATTCAGACGTTGGCGGCGATGCAACTGATGATATGATTGGTGACGTTTCTGACGAAGAAGACGACAGCGAAGACCTATCCGACGAAGAGCAAACAGATCGTATTTTAGATCTAGAAGACGCTCTAGAAGAATTAAAAGCAGAATTTGAAGAACTAATGGCCGGCGAACAAGGCGAACCAGAAATGGGCGACGACATGGGCATGGATGCACCAGAAATGGGCGACGACATGGGCATGGATAGCAAAATGGGCGAAATGGGCATGGGCGACATGGAAGAACCACAAGACGAACTACAACGTTTTATGGAATATGTTGACAAAGTAGCACTTCCAAAGCACGGCGACAATGGTGCAAACACTAAATCAATCGTAGCTGGTAAGAACGATATGGGCGGTACAACTGCTAATATCGCTAAAGGCGGCGAAGCTAAAGGTGAAGGCACAAAAGGTGGCTTGTTGAATCCAGCTGCAAAAGTTGACGATGCAGGTAACATCAACAAACCAGGCGGCAACGCAGGCAAGACAGCTTTCAAGAAGAAAGAACCTGGCCACGGTGCTGAGAAGAAAGGTAACGGCGAATCAGCTGATATTAAAACATCGCTAATTGGCTCACGTAAGTAATTAAACGAGACTAATAAAATATGTCTTTATACCTCCGAGAGAATCTCAGTTTCAACGAAGCAAAAATGATCGTTGAGTCTGATGACAAAGATGGGAAAAACTTATACATGTCCGGGATTTGTATCCAAGGCGGTATACGCAACGCTAACCAGCGTGTTTACCCTGTGAATGAGATTGGCAAGGCTGTCAAGACCCTGAACGATCAGATTCAAAACGGTTATTCAGTTCTCGGAGAAGTGGATCATCCAGATGATCTAAAAATTAACCTGGACCGCGTCAGTCACATGATAGTTAATATGTGGATGGACGGTCCAAATGGTTATGGTAAACTGAAAATTTTACCAACCCCAATGGGACAACTAATTCGCACAATGCTGGAAAGCGGAGTGAAGTTAGGTGTTAGTTCACGCGGATCCGGAAACGTCAAAGATGACGGTTCCGGTGAAGTATCAGATTTTGAGATTATCACAGTAGATATGGTAGCTCAACCTAGTGCTCCTGGAGCATATCCTACACCAATTTATGAACACTTGATGAATAGTCGTGGTGGTCTTAGTGCCTTGCGTATAGCGCAAGAGGTGAAAGGGGATCCTAAAGCACAAAAATATCTCAAAGAGAGCTTATTAGGTATAATAAGCAGACTCCAATAACAAGGAGAATCACATGTTGGATGCACTAAAACAATTATTTGAAAACAACGTGATTTCTGAAGAGATCAAAGCATCAATTGAAGCCGCTTGGGAAGCTCGCATTGTCGAGAACCGTGAACAAGTAGCTGAACAACTACGCGAAGAATTTGCTCAAAAATATGAGCATGACAAGCAAACTATGGTAGAAGCTGTTGATCGCATGATTACAGATCAACTATCACAAGAGCTTGTTGAATTTGCCGATGACCGTAAGCAATTAGCAGAAATGAAAGTCAAGTATGCTCAAAAGATGAAAGCAGATGCTGCCGTAATGAAGGAATTCGTTAGCCGTCAGTTAGCTGCAGAAGTCAAAGAGTTACATGAAGATCAAGTGGTAATGGCTAACAAATTTGGTAAATTAGAACAATTCGTTGTAGAAGCTTTGGCCGAAGAAATCGCAGAGTTTTACAAAGATAAAAAGGACCTAGCAGAAACGAAAGTTCGCTTGGTTCGTGAAGGTCGCGCACAACTCACTAAGGTAAAACAACAGTTTGTAGAACGTGCAGCTAAGATGGTCGAAGGTGTTGTAACAACAGGTCTTAAGACTGAAATTACATCACTAAAAGAAGACATCGAAGCAGCTCGTCGTGCAGACTTTGGTCGCAAGTTATTTGAAGCTTTTGCTCAAGAATATCAAGCGTCATACCTAAATGAGAAGTCAGAAACTGCAAAATTACTCAAGGTCATAGACATGAAGACTGTCGCTGTTCAAGAAGCTGCTAAAGCTATTGAAGAAGCTCAGACTATCGTAGAAAGTAAAGAAGCAGAAATTGCCGCTTTGAAAGAAGCGCAAACACGCAAAGAAATCATGAATGAGTTACTTGCTCCGTTAAACTCAGAGCAACGTGAAATCATGGGTGAGTTAATGGAGAGTGTGAAAACTACAAAACTTAATGAAAGTTTTGAAAAGTATCTCCCAGCTGTCATAGCTGGAAAAGCTCCGCAGAAGAAACAGGCACTTGTAGAGGCTAAAGAAATTACAGGAAACAAAGTTTCCAACAGCAACCGTAGCAGCGAGAACGACAATAACATTATTGACATTCGTCGCCTTGCTGGACTAAAAATTTAAGGAGAAATTTAAATGTCAGAACTACTATCAAGCCGTTGGGCAGAGACTAAGGAAGCTCTTTTAGAAGGCCTACAAGGCACTAAAAAATCAGTAATGGGCGTGACTCTAGAAAATACTAAAAAGTATCTTCAAGAATCTGCTACAGCTGGTGCCACTTC